GGGGGCGTTAGCCTGGGCAGGGAGATGCACTGCCAAGTGCATCTCCCAGGAGGCAAGCGGGGGCGCGAGAGCGCTCACGATTGCACCCAAGGAATTACGATGTCGATGATTAGTCGACACCCCCGATAACTCGGGCCTTGGACTCCCCAGGGGCGTTAGCCCCACCTCACCCTACTAAAAGGGTGAAGCCCACCTCAGCTTCAGTGTGACGGCATGAGGACGCCCAGCGCGTTCTAAGTGCTCAACATTGGCAGCTGGCAAACCGCCAACCTCATATATAGAAGGGAGCTCATGGAGCCGACCGATTCGGACGGACTTACCCTTGTTCTTCTCTTCCAACATGAGGAGGCACTTAAGGAGAGCAGCGTGACCTTCCAAAGGATCTTTGGGGATCACGTTACTAGTCAACCACCCCTTAACCAAAGGGGAATGGAGACTTCGGTGATACCTCTCAATGGAATAACCAAAGAGAGTATGCCGACCCACAACCGGGGACGTTGGATCAACTTCCGGGAAATACCGAAGTATCTCGAGAAGGCGTCGATCTAACGCGTCAACGGCAGTCCAATAGTAAGCAGCATATAGCTGATTACGAAGGGATACCATTGACAAAACCTCGGCGACGCGCTTCCGTGAGTGAGGAAATTCGCGACGGATTCTGACGATACTAACGTCATGGCCATCGTAATATTCCTTACCACAACTCTCCCTGAACTTACCGTTCAGGAAAGATTTGTTCGAATTCACCTTAATCCCAAAAGATTGAAGTGATTCGATCACGGAATTCGCACAGTCGACGGGGACGATGATATCATCTCCGTAGACTCGCACCAACCCCAGAAAACGTAAAATCGTTTTGTGGGAAAGCGGTGTGCCTAGCTCTTTTTCGATCCCAACGAAGATCAACGTCAAAAAGACGATGGCCTCCATGGGAAAGCAAAGAGCTGAGCCCATTGACGCAAACTTGGCTAGGCGTTTAACGCCATAGCCAGGAATGTCAGCCTTGCGGCTTCTACACGCATCCAGCGCCCCATGCAAATGAGGGAACTGGAACGTAAGATGCCGTACATGCTGATTCGAAACACGGTCGGACGCTTCACTCAGATCGAGTGTCGCAAGGTTCCCTTCGCGGGAGCCTTTCTTAGCCATCTCCTGGTTAGGGATTTGGTCTTTGAATCCGAGCATCATATCTAGGACATAATTGCCCCGGATATGCTCAAGGATAGATCGCGCAAGAGCCTGTTGGCTATACATCATAGCTGTAGGCTCCATTGCGATTATCCGCGGTGTTTTGAGCGTCTTAGGAACGGAGACAACCCTTGCGGGTATCTCAGCTCCAGGCTCGAGGATGTCAACGTCGTCTAATTGGTCATAATAACGCCAATTAGGGAGTACATATTCCCCTGCGGGGAATAGATCCTCCAAACGACGGGTCCAGGTGCTGAGCGAATACTTAGAGTTTCCTCTGAGTTTATCCGCTGTGGCACCAGGACCGTGTTTCGGTATCAGTCTTCCATGGTAGACATCGCTGTCAACCTTTTGGAATACTGAACTGAACAACAGCGATCCAATCCTCTCAAAATCACTCCATTGTACCGGAGTGATCAGAGAATCGGATCTTCTGACATCCTGCTCACACTGGACGAACATATCTATCGCAGCCTTCTCCCTTGCAACAGTGCAAGGAAGAAGAATCTTGCCAAACATCAACGTAAGTTGACGGATGGCTCGAATTGCATCGACAGACGGTTCGTCCAGAAGCACGCCACTAGTTCGGTCAAATACTTGATCGAGGAAACCTCCGAACAAACGGGGGAGACCTGCCTGCCAAGAAAAACCTTGGAACAGGTTGCGATCTACCAAGCCTAGGTCTAGACATTTTTGGATGTCTTTACCAAAGGCAGGTAAGGATATCGTCAAAAACGATATCCCTTCGTATTTGAACCGCGCCTCGACATATTTTATATCGAGGTGGGCGCTAGTGCAACACTGGATAGCGGATTCTTCCGCTATCATTTTCCAGAGTAGCATAGGGCTTTTCAAAGTCCCTCCTTAAATAGAGGTGTACTTTCCTTAGCCCGAGCCCTCACTCCCTAGCTGTAGAGATCGAAAAAATACCCGATCGCTACAACTATGGTCTGACCGAGAAGGACTAGAAGGACTTCAAGACGGCTTTCAGGCCGTCGAGGAAGACCCTTTTTCGTCTTTTTCTTAGTCAGCTCTCACCGCCAAGAACCTTGTCGATGAGGGCATGCGTAGAGGCCGTATAGATGGTATTCAAACCAACATATACGTCCTTCGCCTGAGCATTCGTATATCCAGCAACAGGCGTGTCGAAGACGATGTAAAAACTCATCGAAGTCTTCACGTTGTTAGCAGGAATGAATGGGTCAGACGTAATCTTCGCATGATCAACCCGAAGCACACGACGAGTCCTACGCCCGTAGGCGTGGGACGCCGTGAGCTTAATCAGTCCATCAGCCGACTGGTATTCTGACACATTCTTACCCAAGGAAACCTTGGGAAGAGGCGTCGTAACACCAGCGATTGTAATGGACTGGGGGTCGGTGAATGACACAGGCACTACTCCTTTCTGTCTCAAAGAGACAGAGTGGTGTTTGACGCTAGCGCAAAACGCGCTAGCTATCTGCTTCGGGACAATCCCAAAGCAGCAGCTATGGCCTGTTGGGTGGCGTTAAGGCCATCCCAGGTTAGGCCAAACCCAAAGGGGTTAGCGCCAAATCGTTTCTTCGTCGTTCGACGAACAACGATATTGGCGACATTTAGATTGGGAAAAGGACAGGAGTTTACTCCGCCACTTGGCCCAGTCCAATGCCAGGCATAGGTATCTTCAGTGATGGTAGTTTCCATCACGTACCCATACCTCATCACCAGCCCATACTGGATGTGCTGCGAGAGATTATGAAGTACATCTCCCGTATTTGACACCCAGTCGAGGGCCCAGCTCCAGGGAGCAAGATTCCAGAGCGTTTCTGGCGTAAGCTCGAGTCCGAAGACTCTTTTGGCCTCCTGCGCACTCCTACCCATGCCATCACGAGAACTACCCGTGGGGGCATAGTAGGTAAATGCACCAGAAAACCAGCGCTTTTGTATCGTTTTACGATACATCTTGACATCCCCAACTCCCGTAGAAGCCGGAGTCGATCCTAAGACAGTGGTACCCACATAAGGGGCCACACCGCTTGCGATCAAAACCGGAGAACTATGGGATTTGCTCGTCGGATATACGAATGAGCGCCGAACCACTCTACCTGAATCTCGTTGAAACTGTTGCATAACAGCTTCAGCGTGTCTAATGGCTTTCGCCATAGACTTGATATCAGATAAAAGCGGTGCCCATCCAAAAACCACATTAAGAAACTCGTCACCTGCATTACGCAGAGCGAGGAGTTTCGTTTCCCAGGTTCGCATACCAGGAATGGCAGGAATGCCATCCTTGTATAGCTCACCAAGGAATGTTGCGGTCTGAGCGATGGGATTAACGGGCGAGACGATAGAAATCGCACTCGCCCCCTTCTGATCAAGTAGCGCTTTCGAGCTACTAAGGTCAGGAGGGGTGCTCACAGTATTGGGGTTACAAGGAAGAACGATCCCTTTAAGGGTTCGACTTCCTTGATTACCATTACTGGCAGTCTGTCCATTATGTGAGCAATTCGAATTACCCCCAACAAGGGAGTATTCGACCTTCTCCGTAAAGAACGGACCCCCAAGGTCACCAGAAGCCGGATTTTTTGCTTTCCGGAACGGATGACCTTCCGACTGAGTAGTCTGAAACCCGGTAAAACCGGGAAACGTCCAAGTAAAACTATTATTCCCGATTTGGGAGTTCCAATTCTGAACAGTTTGAATACTGTTCGGATACTTGAGACTCCTACGTCGAGTAGTAGTTAACTGGGACAAATCAGACAGAGCTCCTTTGGAATTGAATGTCCCGGTAAGGGACAGGTGTGTTGCGCTGCGTGGCGCACCCCATTTCAAGGGGTG